CGGCTTCCCGCTTAAGACGACCCTTAAAACCCTCAATGTCACGAAGTTCCGCTTTTAGATCTGTGAGTCGATCAGTAGCCCTGAACATCTCATCAGTGTCGCCACTGTCATAAGAGTTCTTGTAAGTAGTCTGGATTTTCTCAAACTCAGACTTAATAGCTTCTTCACGAGCAGAAAGTGCGGCCTCGTTAGACCTGATCAAATTAGTTTGGGTTTCTTTATAAGAACCCATGACTTCGTTTAAACGGTCTTCTAGTTCTTTATTCTTTCGTTCAGCCTCTCGACGTTTCCAAACTTCTTTTGAAATACGTTTACGAACACGATCTCCGTATTCATTAAGGTCTTCACTGTCAGAATCTTCGTCAGAAGTATCTGCAGGTTTCTTATCGTCCTGCGGTGCTTCTATTTTGTCTTCTGGCTCAATCTTTGAAAGCTTGTCACGAAGTGGTTCTGTTTCGAGAAACGGAGCCTTGTCGTCAAGCTCAATAATAGTGTCTTCCGTGTCAGTTTCTAACTGCATGGTACTCCCCATGTGATAAAATTGCAAGAGGTAACGTTATACCCGCTTGATCTTGGCCTTGATTTCCTCTGGAACAACCGCAAGAATTTCTTCGTCATTCATGAGGCGGTATTCCTTGCCATCAAGTTCGATACGTGAACCAGCATAACGACCAAATATTACGTAGTCGCCGACCGCTGCCCAAGGATCATTAATGCCAAGGTCTGGACGATTGTAAGCAAGTTTTCCTAGCCTTACGATCTTTCCAATACTTGTGAGGTTTCGCTCATTTGATTTAGCCATATCAGGGATATGGATTCCACCAGCAGTGACATTTTGAATGTCAGAAACTTCAATTAATATGCGCCAACCACATGGCGTAGGTAAAAGTTCTTTACTCATCTTCTTCGTTCACCTTGACTAGAGATTTAATCGAGTCTATCGACATGTTTAAACCTTTGAGAACGCCAATTCTGAACCTGTAGTCTTCCATTGAGGAAACATTTCCTGAATAAACAGACTCTTGTTGACCAGTAATGTCTTTGCGAACCTTTTCAAGCAAGTAATAAACAAATGTCTCTACGTCAGTATTTTTATTCATCTGAAATAGAATCGTTTATTGCTTGGTGCATCAGATGTTGAAGCACACTAATTCCAAATACGTATTCTTTTAGGTCAACGGTAGAACCAAAGTTTACCAAATTACCTTCTGTGGTACGGGCTATGCCGACAATCCAGCTAACAGGACCAACAGAATCTAAACCCTTAATAAGATCTTCCTTGATCTTTTCATGGTTATCCTGATCTGTCTTTGGTTCTTCCTTTGGGACAACTTTAAGTTGAATTACAGTATCCGTCATTTTGTTCTCACGTTTTAACACTATATATCAAGTAATCATATAGTATTTTAAACGCAATACTTTGGCTAACGAAAGTATATACTGTATTAACGCTTTTTCTTCTTACCAGCAGCTTGTAGTGCAATAGCAACCATCTGCTTACGTGACCGAGGCTTTCCACCCATGCCACGTTCTTTGCCAGTCTTCTGATTATCGCGCATCAGTTCCCTGATGTTTTTAGATACATCTTTACCCAAGGGCATTATTTCATCTTTCCCTTAACCATTCCACCATAGCGCATCATCTGATCCGACATTGGAGGCATTGGCATCTGTGGAGACATAGCCTTCTGCATAGGCTTAGGAGCCATTGCAGGACGAGCCTTACCACGGAGTGTCTTTGGAGACTTACCCGTCTTAGCAGCCATCCCTGCCTTACCTGCGACCATCATACTATCGTCGGCGTTGGCAACCATACCGCCACGCTTATAAGATTTACCAGTGACGCAACCGCCACCCTTCATTGCTTTACCCATTCCACGCACTTTACGTACTCCTTTTTCGATTTGATGAGACATTGAACTACGATTTATCACGATTAGCACTTCCATCTTTTACGAGCTTGTCTAAGACGACTATTCGGATTGTTTGCTGCTTCTGGAAAATCGCGCATCTGACCAGCAGATCTAGCGCAATATGACTTCCTACGTTTTGCACGAGCAGGACTTGGACTTGATTCAGTTACGGCAGTTTTTAGTTTAGAACCCGGATTAGCACGACGATAAGCTTTAACTCCCTTTTCAGTCATACCCGCGCCTGACTTCGTAGGAAGGAAATTACCAGACTTTACTGACGTTTTTATCCCCATTCCTTTTTTAGGCATTAGTCACCCGCAACATTCTTAATAATAATAATGTTGAAGTAGGAAGCCACACTATTATTAGTACCACCGCCCTGACCAACGGCTTCTATGTCGGTTTTTTCCGGGATCTGAAGCGGGAAAAGAAATGGATAATGAACACTTCCCGTGTTCAATGTAACAATGGCTTTATTGATACGAATATTGTTTGTCCCGGTTACCACCAATCTGCCAGACACGGGGTTAGATGTTCCCGTCTGCCCGACCGTAATAGATCCGGCATCCATGTACGCCGTGTAGCCAGCAGGGACTGTGTAATGACCCGTAACACGGGTGTTGTAATCAAACTTGATAATGTCATACACAGTAGCAGGAACACCTGCCGTAACATTTCCTGTGCCAAAATAGATATTGCCCTCTGCACCGTTGCTCGTTCCAGCAGAAGCAACATAAGCCTCATTTATGCGGATGTATGACTTAACCGTCAATACTGCCGTTTGACCGTTTAAGATCACAGTTTCTGATATTTCATTATAATTAGCGTCCAGCCCCTCAACAAAAACAGTCCTTGCGCCAGTTCCGGTAGCATTGTCATCGGCGTCGTCTGAACTGACCTTCATGGATAATGCTGTAGCCGGATGAGGCATAATACCACCATAAGGCCAGATTGTTTCTTCAGCCGTGTCAACGTCTGAATTATATCCAAATATTGTTATTGCTTTATGCCAAGGAATTTGATTCCTAACAAGTTGTAGTTCAAATGGTTCTGTTCTTCCAGTCTTACTGATAGATGATGGTGTAATACCCATTATTGAGTTCCTCTATTTGCTATAACAGTAGCAAGGTCTGCCCTCATCTGCTCACGATCAAGCTGTCCTTTTTGCTGCAGCTTGGCAACTTCAATGGAAAGTTTATCCTGATGCTCTTGATTCTTCTGAGCTAACTTCTGCTGATCGTTTTGAACGTCTGCTTGTAACTTAGCACCATCTAACTGCAGTTTTGCTTGTGCCATTTGCATTGCAGGATCTTGTGCAGCCTGTTGCTGCTGCTGCATCTGAGCCATTTCTGCAGCCTGTTGAGCCAATTGCTGCATTGCCAAAGCCTGTTTCTGTGCAATGAACGTCTCAACTTCAGGATCAAGCGTTACGTATCCATCATCCTTCGCAGTATTGGACTTGTCGTAGTCAGGAGCAGGGTTAAGATTTATGTTGGAAACTGCTTCTACCTGTTGACGAATCATATAAGCTTGGTGCTCTGCGACGTGTGCAAGAAGCATTGGAATTACCTGCTGCAATGCTGGATTCTGCATTGCCATACCCTGCACAATTTGTAGCTGTGCCATGTGTGACTGTGCATGAGCATTGTGATCCTGATACGCATAAGCCTTGATAGGATTACCGTTCATGACCGTGAATAGCTCTGTCGCAGGGTCCATTGGTTTGGCCCCACGTTCTGGAGCGAGTACTTCTTCAATGTTCAAAGTACCAAGTGCCTCGTGCATACGCCTGACAGCTACACGAAGATCATGTTGCTGTGGAAGTTGCGTAGCCAACTGCAACTGCGTCTGTGCTCTCAAGATACGTTGAGACTCAGAGAAAGTGTTAGGATCTGATACAGGAAGAACGTCTACACGCTTGTCAAAGTCTGCCTTGAAAATAGTTCTTTCGCCACCTTCGACATCGTATGGATACTCTTCTGGCAGGAAGTCACGGTTAATACGTGAAAGAATCTTGAATTCCATACGCTGTGCGCGATGAAGACGCTTGTGAATAGCAGACATCACCTTTACGCCCTGCTCCATCATGGCAAGTGTAGTACCAACTGGTGCTTCACTATTCATATCAGAGACATTCATATCGGCGACTGAGGCAAGACGGCGAGAGTCATCAATAATGCGACCAAGTAAAAGGAACAGGGTCTGAGATGGCTCTTTTACAGGAATAGTTATGATAGCCTTGTTCAGATCGTCCCCGTAGCCTTCTACATCACGGAATTCGCCGAACGACAACGGTGTATCACCACCATCGATACGAACTCCACGAGCCTTAAATCCCGCTGGAAGGTTGGCAAATTGACCAGCATCGACCAAAGAACGCAAAATAGCAGTAGAGGTCTTCTGCAAATTACCCAGAATGTGCGGCAGACCCATGCCATAGAAACCAAGTCCCGGAAGGAACTTGTAATGTGTAAACCACATAAGTTTCTGCTTTTTAGGGTCATTTTCTTCATAATTACGACGAATTGACAGTACTTCTTCGGTAGATTCGTCAATTGTAACTACGTATGGAAGCTTAATTCCGGTAGGTTCGCCTTCGTCATCAAGGTCTTCAAAGCCCTCAATGTCAAGGTCTACATGGAATTCAAGGAGTTTACGTGTTCCCTTGGATTCAAACCTCTTAATACCAACAATGTCTTCTTTTGCTTCGCGTACTTCGTTATCTTTTTCATTTTTTGCTTCACCAAGATCAATATCAACATAGAAACCGCTAACTTGATGCCTACGAACTTCATTTTCGTCCATCCGAATGATGTGGCAGAACCTTGGGGAAGTTTTAAGATCTGTCGTGTGGTAGGAAATTACGAAATCTTCTGCAGGAACGTACTTAGATACTGGACGTTCAAAGTGATAGTCGTAATAAGTCTTTTTAAACGTGCTACCAGAGAGTGGTAGATGGAACAACATCGTGTCAAGTTCATCGAAATACTCTTCCATTTCTTCTGTGAGTTGATAGTTCATGTAATCACGAACACGATCAGCCTGAGACAGCGTTTCAGGAGATGCAGTACCCATAAGTTTTGATTTTACTGGTCCACCAGCAGGGAATAGCTCAGAAATTGCACGTGCTTGGAATTGCAAAGCTGCTTCAAGCATCATTGGGTGATGCGCGGCACAAGC